GAAATGCTTGACTCCATATTAGTCCAATACCGATCATGGCTAAAAGGCATAGTAGAACTTTGTTCACTATGTTTTCTAACTTCGTCCCAGTTTTTATGGTCTGTACCATAATGTTTATTAAATTGCTTCGTAGCTTTCCTTTCTGCTTTTTTAGTTTTTAAATTACCAAAAGGCCCAAATGCACCAAATGATCCTTCTTCTTTTGGACGATCCTTGTCAAATTCGCGTAACTCCTTATATTTTTCATCATAAGTTGTCTCTTGATTCTTATAAAGTTCTTCCAATTTAGCCTGTGTTGCATCATCATAAAATCCATCCTCACCAATTACAGGTTCAATACCAGACTGTTCTAAAAGCCTGATAAGTTCTGGATTGTCACTAGATCCTTGTTCTATTGCATCTTCTAATTGATAACTAGGATATCGCATTTTTGACCTTCTAATTGCATATTCATCCATATGCTCTCTCCATCTTTTATTACCATAAGGTTGGGCATCGGTGCGCTTTTGTAATGCCTCATAAAATTCTGGACTTTTACGTACGTTTGGATCTCCTACTAACTTAGCATATGCCTCTTCTGACATAGGCCCAAAAGAATATTCATCTGAATATGGTGTCCCAGTTGATCCTGTATATGGATTAATGACATCTTCTTGTTCTTTAATAGCTTTCTGAGCTTCTGTTAGTTGATCATAACCTAATCCTTTATTCAATAAATAGCCTGTTCCTGGATCTAATTCAAATCCAGAAGATAGCATTTTATCTATATTTTCTGTTGAAAATCCACCTTTACTTGGATCGTATATATTAGATTTCTCTAATGCATGTTCAAGTTGCCATTTACCAGTTTTTATTTCATGCCCACCCAAATAGTAACTAGATTCTGGATTATTCGGATCATAAACACTTCCTTGAGGAGCGTTACCAAAAAATGACTGAAGATAAGGTTCATTCATAGGACGGTCCCGATAAAGACCTGTAGGAGTAGTAAGCCTATGTCCCATTTCATGTATATTTGTTGTTTCTCCTTGAGTTACATCTTGACTCCAGTTTGAAAGTGATGGATTAAAAAGACCCTTCCTGGTAGTACTAAATAATCCTTTATCAACATCTAACGATCTATATATATTACCATAATTTTCCTTCGTCCGTGATACATTTGAATCTAATACTCCTTCTTCTGTCATTCTTCTAAAATTAGGATCCATAAATCCTAAAGTATTCTTATAATGCTCTCCTGGTAAATATTTAGTATAGAATCCTGTTTTACCTTCTCCTGCTCCAACAGTTAATGTATTAGTTGCATCACTAATCATCTTATCAAGTTCTTCATCTGTTAACTCTACGCCTGAAGATGCTTTATGTTCTTCAAATAATCTAGTTCTAAATCCTGGAGATTGTATATTTTTTAAATGCCATTGCTGTGCTTTTGATAAATCAAACTTTTGTAAATGTTTCGGATCATCGACTTCGCCTTTTTCTTGATACTCTACAACTCCACCTCCTCGCATATTTGGAATTGCAATAGGCTTAGGATTAAGATCAGCAGGATCAAATTCAACTTTAGACTCTACGTTTTTTAATTTAGAAATTCTAGGTCCGTATGTCTTTTTTTCTGCTCTTAATAAGGCATCATAATGGTTCTTTACTTGAGTAGCATAATGATCTGTACCAGTACCATAAGACTTCATCGCTGAGAATAATGGATCGTCTTTATCTACATTAGCTCGTAGTTTTCCTTCTACTAATTTTCTAAATATATTCATATAACTTGGCCGATCTGTTTCTAACCATTCACCTGGTCCACCATAATCCATATGCTCCATTCCTGGAATCATATCAGCTCCACCATATTTAAGAGCTTTTTCTTGATGCGCGAAAAATTTTTCATACATTTCCTTATTAAGATTTTCTACATCATAGAATCTTCTTTCTCCTGGTTCTGTAAAAGCACCAAGAAGCTTTTTAGTTAATTGGCCTGGTCCATAAGCAGAAGAACCTGAATCTTCTTTTTTTGTTCTTATCCAAGGACTATAACCTTCTACGTTACGCGCGTCCCTGTGCTCATGCATTTCGATAGCTTTCATTAATAAATCAATATCATAATCAGATATATCGTAATCACTTATAAAATCTCCAGGGTTTTCTCTAAGAACATTATAGTCAAATTTATTTTCAACTATACCTTTATCTTGATACTCTTTTTTGAAGGGATTATTTTTACTATCTAAGATCCTATTTGTAGAAGGTCTTTCGATCTCTGTAATAAATTGATTAGCAATATTAGAATCTACACCTTGATTTTCTAACTCTTTTTTTAACTTAGTTAAATGAGTTGTATTAGATAAATCAGGAGGAGAATTAAACTTATTTAATACTTCTCTAAAATTTACATTCATTTTTTGCTAGTTGATGATGCTTTTTTAGCAGCTGCTTTGGCTTTTTCTTTTTCTATTTTTTCTTTGGATTTAATCTCTTCTCTCTTAATAGTATTTTTCTCACCCTGATCTTCATATTTCAATCGACTTTCTTCTCTTTGTTGTTTTACTTTTTCAGCTTCGAGAATATCAGGAATACCATTTCTATTTCCATCTATTTTACCCATAAGATTCATCTCAGCAATTTTAAGTTTAGTTTCATTATCGGTATCACTTTTATACTTATCAAGTTCCATAGCTTCTTTTTTACTTTGTTCTGCTGCCATAGCGATTTGTTGTTGAGATTGCATTTGTTGTTGTTGTGCTTGTTGTTCTTGTTGTTGTCTTTTTTCTTCTGCTTTCTCTAATAAAGTTTTAATTTCTGCAGAAGATTCAGTAGAAAGTACTTTAATTAGATCGGAAAGTTCTGCTCTTTGATTTTGTACAGCTGCATGAGCAAGTTGTCTAAGAGTCATAAATAATTCTTGGTCTTTAGCAGAGTCTGATACAAAGACACCATAACTAGAATTTGCAAAATTATCTGTATCAACTGATAACATTTTTACAGACATATCATCTAATACATATTGTATCTTTTTACTTTTACCAGTAGACCAAGCAACTTTACAAGTATCTATTAAGGATTCTAATACAACACTTTTTACAGAATTATGTTGATAAAACCATTCTTCTGTAACATGAGATGATTGTACTACAGCTTGTTGTGTATTACCTACAAGTTCATTTGGTCCTATTTGACCCTCTCTTTGTTTTGTTACTCCAGATACTTCTCCACATTGAACTTCTAAATATTCTAACAATTGTACTTTTTGTTGAATAGTTTGTGCCATTGTAAGATCTAAAGTATTCCATTGATTGAAATTACTAGGTTGATTTCTTTTTCCTTCTTCTTGTGGATTGATCCATGCTATACCCATTGCATCAAAATAATATAACCATTTGTCAAGATCTATACCCATAGAAGCAGGTATTTGATTTATATCTGCTAAGAACTTCTTACCTTTATCATTAGCTAAATCTAACTCTAATCTATACATCATAATGTTATATAAATACTGATAAGGTTTCATTCTATCTATCATAGAAACAGATTCAGAATTTAAATTATTATATGTAATACCATAATATCCTAATTTACATTCATGAAGATTATCCATATCTTTATGTTGATTTGGTTTAGGACGCATGTTAACATATACATCGCTACCAATTTTAGTACCTTCCCACACCTCTGGGATCCATTCCCATTTAACACTTATGTCACCCTTTGCTTCATCAAATTTATAAGACTCATCTACTATAAGTTCTTGAGGTTCTCCTTCTTCATCTAAATATTTTAAAAACCCTATTTTCTTTAGAGATTTCCATTCACAATGTACAACGCGTATATATCTAGAACTATCAGATCCATCAGCATCATAACTAAAAGTATCACTAAATATTTGATCGTCATAATTAAAAGTAGTAGATCCTAATGGATTTTGACTTCCTGCTATAGTACTTCCTTCATATAGTTCTGATATTTGAGTATCTGTTAAATACTCCCCAAAAACATCTACAACAGAACCTGGAGTCATTCTCATAGTGTACTTAGCCCATTGACCATCCTGTATATAATCTAAATCAGGATCTTTGTCATAATCAAAATACATAGGATTAACAGTACGAAAAGCAGGATCATCATTAACAATTCCTACCCAATATACTTCTTCTCCCGCTATCAATCCATGCTTCCACCCTTTATTAAATTTATGTCTAATATCTAATTTCTTCATTAAATACTGTAAGATCTGACTAGCTTGTATCTCCTTAGCATCTAAATAATCTCTTTTCATGAACTCTTCTATTTGAGGAGGAGTCATCTCTTGAACAATTTGTTGTTGTAATTGCTGTTGTTGTTCGGGATCTGGAGCATCTCCTTCTTGTGGAGCTCTCTCTTGTATTTTTTCTTGAATTTTTCTTTGTAATTCTGCTTGCATAAATGCATGAAGTAAATTACTTTTCTCTTGTTCCTTTTCTGCAATAGCTTCAGAATTAACTGTTACAACTTTAAAATTGAAGGGTCGTTTTATCTCTTCGCCAAACAAAACTCTAAGTTTAGGAGACATAATATCATAGTGTCTCATCTCTGCAGGAAGTTCCCCTATTGCGGAACCATAAGGTTTACAAACATATTCAAAATCTTTTATGTCTAACTTTCCATTAAATAAATCATAGTTTACTTGTTTTCTTTTACGATCACCTATGTTATCAAATCCTCCAGTGTTGTGACTGTCTAATTCTTCGATTACAGATTTTGCCCAAGCAAAACCGTTCTTTTTCTTAGCATAGGCGCTAAGTTTTTGTTGTGGGAAAAAATATGCCATTTTTTTTACAATTTCTTTTAACCTACAAATATATTAAAAAATATTCATAAATACTAATAATTATCTATAGTTTTTCTTAAACATAACTCCAGACTTAGATAATAACGTACTTGCAACGATATTTTGGGGTGTTTCTTTTATTAATTCTTGTTCATATCGTTCTTCAATAAAGAACATAAGTTGCATAAAACCCATCACTCTATCAAAGTTTCCTTCTCTATGATATGCAATAAGTTCCTCTATTAAAGCTGGGCTAGGCAATAAATCCATATTATATATCATAGTCCCATCCTCTCCTTTACCTCGTTCAGTCCATAACCATCTAAGTATAAATTTCTCTCCCGCATCTTTCATACGATCATTCATATGGCAACCTTTTATCCTAGCTACTGTAGAATTCGTAATAACCTTTGAGATAACATTGTCTGGTTGATTCGCCAATAAATGCATCTTACCTCTCCTTTTAAAATAAGATAAAACTTCTCCCCTATCATTCTCAAACATAATTTGAGCTCCTCCATAATATTCTGCTAAGAGCTCCAGATTTCTATTATATATCTCAATATTATCAGGTCGTCCTACATACTCTGCTACAATTTCGTCATATCCAAAATCAAACTTTTGATAAGTTTTATAGACATAAGCAGCATTTAAAGACTTACCACCTGCTTTATCAAAAGCTACAGGATCGAGTCCAATTCTATATAAATCATGAGGCATATCTTCAGGCGGATGTTGATATATAGTTATACATCCATCTATAGGATCATTAGGTCCATGAGGAAATTTATTCAAAGGAAATAATCTTTTACTTAAATCGGGTTTAAATCTTACCTCATCATCTTCTATATGTAAGGTCCCATGCCCTCCTAATTTTAAATATTTATCATCTGTCTTTAATTTAGACAACACATTATATAATTCTACAGCTGGGAAAACGGCTCCTTCACTTCTTAAGAATGCTTCCTTAGGTGTGTGAGGATGCTGAGTCACCATCATATTGTATGCTTTAGGATCAGCTTTTTTCTTTTCTTCTCTCTCAAGATCTATATCTTCAATAGCTTTTTCTCTTAAAGCATTTCCATATTTATCCATAAAAGGCTCTCTATACCAAGCATCATCTACAAACCATCCAGCTTCTCCTACCGCATTTTCGTCATAAACATTCTGATAACTCCTGAGGCCGTAGGCCGAAGGATTGTAAAACATCGCTTCGAAATCTGCGTTAGTTCCATTTTTGCTATTACCCCCTGTACCATATATGATAGGAATACCAATCATAATATTACCATCTTTAAATAAAGGATAAGAACGTTGATACGCCTGCATGATCCCAGGCCAATCTCCTGCTTCTTCGAATAACATTCGTTCAGCAGTACGTCCTACAGATTTCTGAGGAGAATCTTTAAAAGATAAAGCTAGTATTTCAGATTTATAACCTTTTTGAATATTAATACCAGATATAATATCCTTTTCTATATATCCAGCTTTTATATGATCTTGTCTA